TAGGTCAGACAACCGGTACTACGTCGTTTCTTCCTGATGTCAATGAGATCATCGAAGAGGCGTTTGAACGGTGCGGAGCAGAGTTACGCTCCGGATACGACTTCCGTACGGCGGTTCGTAGTCTTAACCTTTTGCTCATGGAATGGGCGAACAGAGGTATTAACCTCTGGACTTTAGATGCGTCTGGATTGATTACGTTAACTCCGGGCACTGCCACTTATAACCTGCCTTTGGATACGGTAGACCTTTTGGATCACGTTATCCGCACAGGATCGGGTACTACTCAGCAAGACATTAACATCACGCGTATCTCCAGTTCTACTTACTGGATGATTCCTAACAAAAACGCGACAGGCCGACCCATTCAGGTTTGGATTAATCGCCTGAGTGGGCAAACTAATTCACAGACAGGCAACGTAGCGTACCCAACCATCACAGTTTGGCCTACGCCGGATAGCTCAACCACGTATACTTTTGCGTATACACGCCTACGTCGTATGCAAGATGCAGGGACTGGTATCAATGCGGAAGATGTTCCGTTTCGCATGTGGCCCGCATTAATTTCTGGCTTGGCGTACTACTTGTCTATGAAAATTCCCAAAGCGGCTGAACGAACTGCGGTTCTTAAGTCGATGTATGAAGAAGATTGGATGCGAGCTTCGGAAGAAGACCGGGAGAAGGCGGCAGTTAGATTTGTGCCACGAGAGATGTTTATAGGATATAGGTGATACCGTGCCTAGTCGTTTTGCATCAGGCAAAAATGCGATTGCTGAGTGTGATCGGTGTGGGTTTCGGTACAAGCTGACTCAACTGAAAAACTTGGTTATCAAGACCAAGAACGTGACAATCAAGGTTTGCCCTGAGTGCTGGGAACCGGATCAACCGCAGTTATCGCTTGGCCTATATCCAGTTAACGACCCGCAAGCTGTACGAGAGCCGCGTCCTGACGTGAGTTACTATACTGCTACAGGTGTGATAGGCGGTGATGGCGGTAGTCGGGTTATACAATGGGGCTGGAACCCTGTAGGATATAACACGTCTTTGTTTACAAGTACGATGAATGGTTCAGGTGCCTCGAATGTTAACGATACCCCTCGCGGTGTATCTAATGATTTGGTAGGCTACGGTGTGGTTGGTAAAGTTACGGTAGTGATTTCGTAGGAGATTAAGATGGCTAAGAAAGGTATCGCGGAAGCGGTTCATGCTCACGAGAAGCACATGCACCCGGGTAAAAAGCTCACTAAGCTTGCCGGTGGCGGCGTTACTGGTGAAGCGATGAAGAAGTACGGACGTAATCTCGCCCGTGCGATGTATCAGCGTGGAAACGCAAGGGGAAAATAAATGTCTAACAAATGGCAAGATTTTGAGTACTTCGATGCTGACGAGCCGAATCCAATCGGTAAGTATAAGCAGCCGATGCAGAATCCTCGGTTTACCAAAGGTTCAGGCTATCCGGAAGACGATATTGGTTTGACCGGAACCAAGACCTATAACCGTTATGTTAAACCGTTTGGTAAGAAGAAAAACCAAATGGAAATCCGTGGTTGCAAAAATACGACTCGCGGCAAAAAGTTTTACTTGGACGACATGGATCGTGATCCAGTGCAAACTAACGGTCGTATCCCAGTGGATGATGGGCATAACTAATGGCGATTACTTACACAGCAGGGGTTAACTCACCGTCTAACCTTTGGCAGATGGTGCAGGACTATACGGAGAACGTGGAAACCACGTTTGTCACCTATATCCCCACGTTTGTCCAAATTGCGGAAGAGCGGATTAATAATACCGTTCAGATACCCTCGCTGCGTAAGAATGTCACCGGAACCTTATCGGCGGGGAACCCCTACCTCGCCATGCCCACTGACTGGACTGCATCCTTCTCCTTAGCCATCAATCAGACGGATACTAACGGGAATACCTACCAAACCTTCTTGCTGAACAAAGATGTGGAGTACATGCGGTCGGCATTCCCCTACCCAAGCCCAGTTCAGTATTACGGCCCCCCTACCCACTATGCCCAGTTTGATACGTCAAACTTCATTCTCGGGCCTACCCCTGACCAGAACTATGTAGCAGAACTACATTACTATGCCTACCCAACATCTATTGTTACGGCGGGTTCATCTTGGTTAGGGACTTATGCGTCTAACACCTTGTTATATGGGACTTTGCGTGAAGCCTACCTGTATATGAAAGGTGAGGCAGATATGGTTAAATACTACGAAGATAAATACCAAGAGGGTATTGCGATGCTCAAAGGTCTTGTGGAAGGCAAAGATCGTCGTGATGCTTACCGTAGCGGTCAAATTAGAGTGGATGTACCATGAGTTTACAAGCATCTGGCAGTTCGTTTGTTGGCAATGTCGCGGTCTACACGACGGATCATCGCGGCTTTAATGCAGAAGAAATGGCTAATATGACGGTCGATAAGATTATTTTTATCGGTCAGAACAGCCATCCTGCTATAATTGAACAGGCTAAGGCATTTAAAGAGCATATCCGGCAAGCGTTGGTCGCCGCATTTACAGAAGCCCAACAGGAAGAACGTAAAACAATTTGCGCCCAATTAGACCTACAAGGTCAATCGGGTCTTGCTGATATCATTAGGAGACTGTAATGGCTGGCATTACTCAAGCAATGTCGACTAGCTTTAAGGTGGAACTCCTTGAGGCTTATCATAACTTTTCAACTGTTAACCCATCACGTTCTGCATCAACTGCGGATACGTTCAAGATCGCGCTTTTCAAAGGCACGGTGACGGGTACATACGACGCGACGACTACTAACTATTCCAATATGACGGGTAACTCGGATGAAACTTCGGGTACTGGCTATACGGCGGGTGGTAATACGTTGACGATTAGTAACGCCCCTTCGTCGGGCGCATCACCGGCTACGACTGCGTGGTTAAGCTTTAGCAACACCACTTGGTCTACGGCTACGATCTCTTCGTCGGGCGCGATGATCTACAATAGTTCTCAGGGTAACCGTAGCGTTTGCGTACTGAACTTCGGTTCGGTTATTTCGTCTACGGCTGGTAACTTTACGATCCAGTTCCCCACCGCCGCTGCGAGTACCGCGATTATCCAAATTCAATAAGGATATGAATAATGTCCTTTGTAATTGCAGACCGGGTTAAAGAGACCACTACCACTTCTGGTACGGGTACGGTTTCGTTATTGGGAGCCTCAACGGGCTACCAAAGCTTTTCTGCTGGCATAGGAGACGGCAACTCGACCTATTACTGCATTGCATCACAAACCCTTAATACGTGGGAAGTGGGCATCGGTACGTACACTTCCTCTGGGTCTACTCTGAGCCGGACGACTGTATTAAATAGTTCTAGCGGTGTAGGTACTCTGGTTAACTTCGGGTCTGAGACCAAGGACGTATTCGTTACGTACCCTGCCGAAAAGAGCGTTAACCAAGATACTAGCGGCAACGTGACCATTACAGGCGGATTAACAGCAGCAGGATCCTTAACACTATCAGGCGGCACAGCCAACGGCGTTCTGTACCTCAACGGCAGCAAAGCGGTTACGAGCGGTTCTGCTTTGGCGTTTGATGGCACAACATTAACGGCTTCGAATATTAATTCTTCTGGTCAATTAACCTTGACCAATGCTAGTAACTGGAATGTTTATGCTTCTGGAGCAGGCGCTAACTATTTTAATGGCGCGTTAAATGTTGGAACAACTTCTCTTAGCACACAAACTCAAATTACTTTTTCAGGAAATGCTCCTCAAAGTTCAGGAACTGCTTATTTTGTTATTACTAACCCAACTTTTACATCATCAACAACTAGCGCGGGTCAATTATTTAGGTCTGGTCTTGTTACGCAAGCGGCATCTTTTACAATGGCCCAATATAACGCCTATATTTGTTCAGCTTCAAGTATTGGGTCTGGTTCTTCTGTAACCAACTCTTATGGGTTTCAAGTAGCATCTCCTTTTACCCAGACTGGAATGACAAACGTTTATGCTTTTAACGGAGGTTTATCTTCTGGAACTGGAATATGGAATCTTTATAACAACGGAACTGCTGCTAATTACATGGCGGGACAGCTTGTTGTTGGCTCTACTACATTAACTAATGGATTTGTAGACTTTGCTCCATCTCAATCAACAAATACTTATCAATTTAGAGTTGCTGGAACTAATACCAATACCAATAGCGCTATTTTTGGCACAGTTTTGGGTGGAACATTAACAGGAACATCGTCAACAACTAGCGCTTATGTAACGCAAATTGGGGGTATTTTCAACGTAGCCTCTGGCGCTACTGTTAACACATATTATGGATTGGATGTCCAACCTAGTTTGAATGGAACAGCTACTCCAACAAATATTACGTTAAACAGAGCATTTTTAAATCTTGGAGCGTTATCTACTGGAGCAACATCCAATCTTTACAATTATGCGAGCAATAACATTATTGCAAACGCTTCATCAACTGCAACTATCACAAACGCTTATGGGTTTATTCATAACGGATTTTCCACATCTAACTCGGTAACCATTGGAACTGCATACGCTTTTTATGGCAATCAAAGCACTTCAGGGGCTACCTCAGCTTGGAACCTGTACATGGCTGGAAACGCTCCTAACTATATGGCGGGGTCTTTGACTGTGGTTGGCGGTATTGCTGGTGGCAGTTTTTAATTAGGAATAATTATGGTTAATATATATACTTACAATCCAGTTAATTTGACTAGCGATGAAAACGGCATAGTAAAATCTGTGGATTTTACGGTTACGGTTAGTGATGGGACGGATGAATTTGTGGTAAATGGACATACAGCCTTAAATTCTCCCCCAGACACCCCAATTCCCTATTCTCAGTTAACCGAATCAGAAGTTATTGCATGGATTAAGGATTTAGTAGGTGATAATATACAGGAGTTAGCTGATAATGAGTTGGCGGCTTTTAAGATTCGCAAAGCTAATCAGTTAACAAGCGGAACCCCGTGGTAACGCTTAAACTAAGTAAAGGATCCTAAAATGGCGCAAAGTGGCTATACCCCCGTGTTATTGTACGCAAGCGGCACGACTGGAAACACTCCGTCCGCTTCCAACCTCACGAGCAGTTCATCTGGCGCTGAATTAGCCCTGAACTACTATGACGGCAAGCTGTTTTACAAGGACAATACTGGAACCGTCCAAGTTCTTGCCACTAAGGGCGCAGGAACAGTCCCCGGCTCCAACACTCAGGTCATTTACAACAACAATGGCGCTTTGGGAGCATCGTCTGTTTTAACCT